TCTTTGATATCATAAGGAGGATCCAAATAAACAAACGCAGTCTTTTCAGAACCTTCATCTAGAAGTTTCTCATAAGAATGATTTGTTATCTCCCAATTCTTAATCAACTGAGTATACCCATCAAGTTTCAAGATACCCTTCATTGAAAAGTTACTATCTGATGCCTGAGCAGAAAAAGAAGAACTCTCAGTTAGTCCAGAGAAAGAACACTTGTTGATGATATAGAAAGATATTGCTCTCCACAAAGGGTCTTCATTATTATGCTCAAGATAGTCCTTTGATGATAAGAACAATCCCTTAGCAGAAAGAGGTTCAGGATAACGAGACTTTAACTGCATCAGTTGGAGACGAAGTTCATGTCCGTTTTGTTGAAGTTGCTGCCAGAAGTTAACTAGGGGTTCGTATAAATCATTGACCCATATCTTTATATCTGGATACTTCTTGATAACATAAAGAGATACACTTCCACCACCCAAAAAAGGTTCCCTGAACTCGTCATAATCACGAAGATCAGGGATATAAGGTCCAATCTTTTTGGTGGCACGACTTTTACCACCAGGATAACGAAGAGGAGTTTTCAAAGATTTCATCTGTGATGACTAAAGTGAAAATGATATTCAAAGTATTCAGGATCCCAAATAGGATGCATCCACCTGTTGCCATGATGACCTCTATCAGGTCCATTATGTGTATGCCTATGACAATGAGAGTATCCCTTTTTGGGGTGATGGTGACAGTGCCTATGAGAATCATGGTAATGTGGTCTATGACCGTGCCTTTTATGTGCCAGTGCTGGTTCGGCAACTGCGATAGCAGCACAGATTGTTAGGCAAGAAATGATTACTTTCCTCATAGAATTAGTTTTTTACTAGGAGTTGCGAGGGGGGAGAAAATCTTTTCATAGTTCTCCACGATCTCATCTCTTGCCTCAATTACATATACAACATACTCCTTAGAAACTTTAATAGTTTCGTCTTCTTTAGCAAGAGTAGACCAGGGAGCAAATCCAACCTGACCCTGTGAATTTGGAATAGCAACAAGAGGGTGTTCTACCTCAATACTCTCTTCATCTTCACTAATAAGGGTAAAGATAATTTCTTCACCCGTGTTCATTCGTAATACTTTAACGTTCATTTTACTCTCTCTGTAAGGTTAGTAACTGAATCGGCCATTGCTCTATACCCTGAACCGACGTAAATTTGTCCTACTACCACAGATATGGTAGCAACTCCCCAGAAGTAATAATATAATCTGGATTTGTTTTGTCTAGGTTTTTTGCTCATTTAAAATCACATTCCACCATTATTTCAGTTAGACAAGCAAGCATATTTATTTCCTGGTCTGCGACGAACGAACTCTGATACTGATACTTAGCAATAATGAGGACAGCAGCAGCAATCCCAGGACCTGCCAAGTGTGAGTAAAGAGCATCGTAAATGCTACGCAGAAGTACAGTAGGATCATTGTCCAGATTATCAACAACCCACTTCCGTGTGGCGGGAAAGTCCTTCTCTTTGAGGAACTTGAAGAGATCATCTGTTTTGACATTACTGAACGCAGCAAGGATGCCTGAATCTATTTTACCACTAACAGAGTAACGTTGCAACTCATTGAGTACACGACGCCAGTCAGGAAAATGTTTGTTGATTAGTTCAGCAAGGACTTTGCCTTCAAAATCAACTCTCTCCAAAACGAGGATGTCTTGGATACGTTTGAAGAATTGGGTTGCAAGTCCCTGTCTTTCTTTTCCCTTAATTCCAAATTCGACCACTGCACATCGGGAATGAAGTGGAGCGATGATTTTGTTTTTGTAGTTACAGGTGAAGATGAATCTACAGTTGCCAATAAACTCCTCAGTAAACGCCCGTAAGCAGAGTTGTACATCTGGGGTTGTGTTATCTGCCTCATCAATGATGACGACTTTGTGTTTTGCAGTTGAAGAAAGCGAGACGGTCGAAGCGAAGTTCTTCGCATTGTTTCGGACAGTATCCAGGAATCGCCCCTCATCGGATCCATTGATGACATAATAGTCTACTCCAAGTTCTTCGCATAATGCTTTTGCGACAGTGGTTTTACCACATCCAGGAGGTCCAGACAACAACAAGTTGGGAACCTCACCCTTATCTAGGAAATCCTGAAAGGTCTTCTTAATATTGTCAGGAAGTATACACTCTTCAATAGTCTTGGGTCGATATTTCTCAACCCATACAAAATCATTACGACTCATAAATCAAATCCAATCAGGTTTACGATGAGGAAGGCGAATGTAATTATCGCATACCCAAGGTTTAGATGCAATGTACATCTTATAGGCAGTGTAGATATCGATGCTTGTATCATACTTGAACTCATCAGGTCCTGCAAACACAAAAGGTTTAGGTCCCTCGCCAGAGCGTCCTGTGGGATCACCCGTGGGTAGGATCTCTTTTGCTGCACAGAGAGTCAAGAAGCAAGTATGAACTTTACCATAGCGAGCGGCATACTCTTCACACAGGGCGAACCCATGTGCGAGTAACCACTGCCAGTTCATGACAAAATCATTCGCCCACTTGGTACATGGGTGGTTACGAAAAGCACCCTTCTCAGTAGCATAGGGAGTGCCGTCTGCTTTGGGAAGGGTGCCAAAACCATGACCCCATTTCTCAGAGCATACAATAGCAAGCATCTGACAGGTCTCCAAGGGCATCTTGACAATGTGCTTGTCAGGAAGAACCATAGCAGACTTGTATGGACTGGGATCAGTTACAAAAATGTTCATAACAATTTAGATAGCGATATCGCAAGTAAGAATGATAACATCATAACCACATCCCATGATTTTGTCCTAATAAAGTAAGGAATTGAAATAAGGTCTGCTACAAATTGTGTTATCACTCCTGTCATCAAGTCAACATGAAGGATAATAAAATAGGCAATGATAACAAGACCACTGCCTACTACTCTCATCCATATATCAACCGAATGTCGAATCGGGTTCAAGGGCGATATAATAGGTGACATCAAGATTCTGATTAGTAAATTTAGACAGAAGTTTAGAAGATACGATCACATCATATGTGCCAGGAACAATTTTAAGGTTCTCTTCTTTGAAATTGAAGACGAAACTATCCTCAGTCTCACCTACAATGATTGAGAAATCGTTAGAGGTATCGTTCTTCTTATCGCGAGCAACCAGTTTGACAACACCGTTCTCACCGATGGCAGAGATGTCAGGCAGTTGATAGACAGATGCTGCTTTCTTCAACTTCTCCAGTTGTTGACTGGTAAGTTGGAAGCACACATCCTCTGTTGGAAGGGTAATCTCTTTTTCTGGTGGAGAAACAATTACAGATGCGTCAGCAAAGAAATACTTGGAACGCATCTTGCCTTCTTTAATCACAACAAACTGATTGTTCTCAAAGTCCAGTTCAGGACTGTTATGAAGTGACAGACCATTAAGAAATTGATTCAGGTCATAGATACCAAAGTCCTTTGGAAACTCTTCAGAAATAGTTGCCTCTGCTAGAATGTTCTTCATAACCGAAATAGAACGCAGTTTGTTTCCTTCCTTGAAAAGAATAGACTGGTTGATAGAAGAGAAGTTCTTCAGAAGATTAACAGTGGACTCAGAAAGTTTCATAATCATTGAGGGTAGGTTTCGCGTTGTGCGTTCTTATCGTTAAAGTGTAGCAGAAGAACAGCATAATGCAAGATCTTCATAATGTCACGTCGGGCAGTGCCTTTCTTATCATACCGAGAAGCATACTTCAAGATATTAGATCTACAGAAAGATTCACCATCACCACATGCTTCTATAAGGTCAAGAGTTTGAAATCCATCATTTGAATAGTGTTGATCATATGTTCCAGAAATATAATCTCCTACTTCTTTAAGGATTTCGTCTTCGTTATACTTCTTTCTACCTTTAGTAGTTGAAGGATTCTTATTAGAATCAGGATTAGGATTTATGTCAAATGTAATATAATCACGAGGAGAAAGATAATCCATAGGAACTTGTTGTGCTGCTCCAAAGTTGATTGTATCAGAGGAAGCAGCACCACTTATAGT